TATCGTCAACAACGGTCTTTTTAGCTCTGCTTTTGGATACAAATCGCTCAAAAAACAGATCATTCTATCTTCACTCTGTCGTAATACTCTTGTTTATTTTCTAATTTATCAATACCTCTTTCCTCAACACCTTTTAAGCATAGCTCACGAAGCAGGTCGTAATTAGATGATGTATTTGAAATGCCCAACTCGTCATAGAATCTTTGCTCTACTTCAATTCCTGGTAATCTTACGCCAACTGGCATTGGTTGCTTAAATGATTCTAAATTTCTAATTCCCATAATTGTTTTTGAAATATCTCAAAGTTCATCTCTATATCGTACAAAGCATCATGTAGCTTTGTTTCATCAAAGTCAATATTATAATGCTGTAATAGATGTTTCTGGTTTGTTTTTAAACCACGTTCTCTAAAGTGTAGGTATCTCATTTGCCAAGCAAGTAATTCACTACCTGGATTCTTATCACCTTTTGCTATAGCTTTTGCTAAAATATTTGTATCTAAAAGTTCGCCAATAAAATTTTCGTAACTAATTCTCACGCCCATATTTCTAAGCCAAACACCTAATATATAAATATCGTAACCAAGAATATTGTGACCAAGAACAATGTTATTGCCATACAAGGCTTTTTCAAAGTCTTTCCAAACAACCATTGGATCTTCCGCAACAGATTCGTAATAATTTCTATCAAATCCAGTAACTCGTGCGGCATCTGGAGAGACATTTAAGTCATCCCATTTGATAAAGCGATTATGTTTTTTGATAACTTTTTTACCTTCACATTCGATCCAAGCTATCTGCCAAGGTTTAGAGGTAATTAAATTTAATCCCTCTGTCTCGGTATCAAAAACTACGTAGCGCTGTTTAAAGTTGTATCTGAGTAATTCTTCCATGATTCAAAGCAAAATTCGTCACTACCAAAGTGATCTAGTCCAGGGTTCGATAGATCATAAGTTCTACCTATCCTGCGGTTACAAATTAATTTATAAGTTTGGAAAGCCAAAACATCTTCTTTATCTTTATAATATATTGACTTTGCATTAAAGTGTTCGTTTAAATGATTCTTGCAATAATTTAATATTTTATCTTCAATCAAACAATCAAAGGGAAGATTGTTATCTTCTATTATAAAAGGTATATCACGAGGTAAATCAACAACACAATTGGAAAAGGTTGTTAGGTTCTTGTGTAAGAATGAATCGTAAAAGGGTACGACATACTGCAAATCTTTTGTATGATCCCAAGGTCTTGTGATTTTTATGTCTGATTGTTGTGTATAAAGATTATATAATTCTTTTGCGCCAGAATCACCATTTGCGAAAGCAATCATTTTACTTTCAGATTCTTCACTATGATCGTCATTGTACATAGAGAAACGCAAACCAAAACGTAACCTATCTTCAAACTTTCTAAAGGCTTCTGGAAAACCTGTCATACTATCTTCAACAAAGTGAACCTCTTCGAAGTCTTTTGTTAACTCGTGTACATCATCTATTCGCAAAATGCTTTTACCTATATATGAATGTGTTTTAAAGAATGGAATCATACTACCAATATAGATGGTAATATTAATTTGTCAAGTGTTTTGGGCAACCTTTGTAATATTTTATTGAATGAGAGCCACCTTCTGGAACCATACTTTTTTCAAAATCTTCTTGGAAGCAAGAAAGGATATGTTCTCCCTCTTCATTTAGTATTTCTACATAAAAGAAATCAAATTTAAAAGGGCAGTGCCACATAAGAGAACCATCTTTCTTTAACTGACCTTTTTTTTCTGCAAATCCACATTGTAACCTACCACTAAAAGTATTATCATCTGGAAAACCCTTATCGTACGCAAAATTACTTTTTGCTGTAGACTCTGTAAAATTTTCTAAATATTCTTGTATGTTTGCTAGTTGCATTTCAAAACCTTCTAGATCATCTTCGTCTAGAGGTTTCATTTTTAGTAAACCTTTTTTCTTGAGATCGAACTTTAAAAACAAGAACTCTGCATTTCTATTTACATACTCTGGAAATAAATGTTTAACAGCTAAACAATACATATAGTCTTGAAGGTTGTCGTCTTTTTCTTTACCTTCAAACATTTTTTTACTTGTCTTATAGTCTCTGATTATAGCGATCTTTTTGTCTTTGTATAAAAACAACTGGTCTATAAAACCTCTTATATGATAACCATTTTTTTCTATGTCAAAATCTAACTCTGCGTGAGCTTCGTCTGGTATACCTAATTCTTCTCCATGAAAATTACAACTCAAACCATTGAGAATCATTTGTTTAATCAGAGTCATATTATCTTCATCTGTAACACCAAGCTCTGTGGCGTCAGACATAATTAAATCTTTTACTGCTTTAGCTGCGAAAGGGTCTTTAGCTTTAACTATTTTGTTAAATTCTGTTTTAGTTTTTTGTTTTGATAGATGCTCAAAAACATTATGACAAACAGTGCCTCGTCTAGCGCCATCATTACCGTGTTCTGGTAATTTTAATTTATATTTAGACCAATATAACCAACCACAAGATTGCGCAGTTTTTATACGGCTTGCTGATAATTTAACTTCCATAAGTGTCCCAAATTTTTTCGAAATAGTAATGAACTACAGTCATAACAAACGAAATAAAAATACCGAAAAGGGTAACATGCCAATCTCCAAACCATACCCTTGCCATTAGGGTACAAAGAACTATTGAGAGAACTCTCCATATTACTACCTTTTTCATGAATCTAAAATTTTAATTAATTTTTTACAATTACCGTTTTTTCGTAGTGCGTCTGTTGATTTAATTTGTTCTATAATCCAGTCTTGTGTTTTTTGATCTGCTAAATTCCATTTACATTTTCTTGAGTACCACTGTGCAAACATATTAAGATTAAACGGTTCAGATTCAAGCATATCGCCAAAATCATTTGCGAGTGGTGGGTTAACACATATTCTATCAAGGTCGTATATTTGCGATAATTTAGCAACGGTTTTAATTGTAGCTATACCACCAGAATTAGTTTCTTTATCTTTGTCGTTATTCATTGCCACTATTATCCTATCTAAGTCAAAACTGTTTAAGTAGGACATGACTTTAGACGAAATGTCTAAACCAGCAAGCATCAAAATATTTTTGAATCCAGCTTCATATAAAGCCATGCAGTCACCAATACTCTCTACTAAAATAACTTCACGAGTTTCATCTATACTATCGTGAGAAAGGTGATGTGGGTAAACCCAATCTGTTTTGCGACCCATATGTTTCCATTTGGGTATGTTGTCTCCAATGACAACAGTTCTACCAGAAAAGCCGTGTATTTGATTGTTTAAATCATAGATAGGGAAAACCATGCGTCTATACATTTTACCACCACCAGCGTAACCACATCTAAATAATTTTTGAGTTTTTTCAGATATATTTTTCTTGAGATAAAAATCTCTGACTGGTAAAAGTTTATCTAAATAAGATTCTGGGTATATTTTATCCATTTGTATTTTTTCTTCTACTTCTTTTACTGGCTCTGATGACTTGGGTATATAATTTATATACTTTTGTATGGTTTTAGGATCTTCTGTTTTTAAAGTTTGTTTAAGTAACATAGAAAAGGGTTTGGCTTCGTTGTCTGCGCCAAAATCTTTCCAAACACCAGTGTCTTTATATATTATAAGAGCAGTTTTGTTTTTTCCACTTCTATACAAAGCATTACTTCTCCAATGCGAACCACAGTCTTGGAGCATATAGCCTAAATCTTGTAGTATTTCTTTATAGGTCATCAAATGAAGGTAAGTCGGATTGTGTATTAATTAAGTCTCCACCACTATCTCTGAAAGCAACAATGTCTCTTAAGTCGCCACACTCTGTAATATTAAAGTTTCTAAAGTGAAGGTTGATAAAGTTTTTTCTAAGATTATCTCCTACTTGAACGGGTTCACAAGCACCTGCAATATCTTTACCTAAATGCCTAGCTTTAACGTTAATAAGTTTATGTGTTCCAAAAGACGAACCATCATCGGCAATTTCATCTGTAGTTTTTTGGCGCAATATAAACATATGTGAACAAAATTGAGTAATTCTATCAGACAAGGATACAATGGATTCATCGTCGATAATATTTTGTGAATTTCTATTGTTTGTTATGCCACTACGATTAGATTGCACAGAAGTGATCATAGGTATAACTGGTAAGCCATCTTCTAATACTTCTTTTTGTATGCATTTTTTAAATTTGTCTACCATTTCTCCAACCATTTGCCACTCAGACTTATTGCCAGATTGTTTGTCTGACGATGTTTTAATATAGTCAAAAGAAAAAATCATTCTGTTGCCACGACCAACTTTTGAGTAATAAAATCTTTTCAATGTATTTATCATAGAGTCTACGTCCATGCCACCTACATTATAATAATAAAATTTTAATGTTTTGATTTTCGCCCATACAGAACGAACTTTATTAACAACATCTTCACCAGCTTGTCTCCACTTGCCGCTTTCAAGTAAATGAGAAGCTACACCAGAAAGCGCAGCACACTGACGAACAATAAGTTCTTCTTTACTCATTTCCCCATTATCAAAATGTAAAACTGGCACGTCATATTTTAGCGCAACTTTAGTTGCGTAGTCCATGCAGAATTGTGTTTTACCAACACCAGAACGAGCCACAATAACGGTAATGTTACCTGGTCGTAAAAGCGAACCATAAATATCGTTGGCTTTTTCATGTGGACCAAACATACCAAATTCTTCTATAGGATTATTTCCACGCTCTTCAATAAATTCTTCCATTTCGTCATAAATGTTTTTGGGAACATCGTCACCAACTTCGAATAAATTTATTTTTTGATTATACATTTGATCGGCCATTTCAATTATTTGTAAATATGGCACATCTGTATTTAAGTTTTTCATCTTGTCAGATATTTTTTGACCAGTTGAATGTATTTCTCTTCTAACGCTTAGTTTTTTTAACTCTTTGATTGATGTTTCTATTTTTCCATCAGAGTTAACTTTTCGCATGGAGAGCGAACGAACATAATCTAATATATTTATGTCTTCCTCAAATTTAATTCCCAAGTCTTTAATCCTTTGAGTAACAACAACATCGTCAACGCTTTCGTTATTTTCAAAAGATTTCTTTAATATTAGATATAACGTTTTGTGCAGTAACGAATTTTTATCGTAAAAATCCTTCTCGCTCAGAATGTTTGAGTAATTTACTAATATATTTGGTTTTTGTAAAAAAGCAGCAAGAACTTGCTTTTCAATTTCATAGCTATAAATCATATGCACCTAATATTGTGCAAAAAAAATAAAAAGTCAAGTATTTTCTTCTTCATCTATCTCTGCGGTAGATGTATCTAGGTTTAACATGTATGTTTCCATAGCTTTATTTAGAGCATATTCTGTCATTTGATTATCAAATCTAGCTTGAACAACGGGGTCTCCAGTATCCGTAGCGTAAGCTATAACAAAGCCCTTGTAGGCGCCAGTACTACCAGTAAGTTCATAAAGTTTATCTAATACTTTGTTTGGAACCTCAAATTTTTTAAATTCTGGATTTTTGGCCATACTAATATTTACACTTCAGTTAATATTTTATCAAAATATTCTTCTGATAATTCATCATCTGGGTAAATTTCTATTAATTTGATCTGATTTAGTTCACAAAATTCCATTTTTTTGTTGTCTCTACGTATTTGACGTACAAAATTAGCCCTAGTTTTGTGAAAATGCTTGACAAACTTAAGATGTTGCGCCCCTTGAACCTCTATGGCTATCTTTTTAGTATGATTGTAAAAGTCTAAGGAAAGTTGTGTACCCGCAACCTTAAACTCCTCATATACGGCATCATAGCGCCAATGCTTGTACAAATAAGATCTTACTGTACGTTGGAATTT